TCAGGCGGAATGAGTGGCGGCTTATTATCTACTGATGGAACCGGTAATTTAAGTTGGACATCCTCTGTTGGAGGAGGAGCAAGTTTACCTCAAGACGCAGAAGGTTGGTTGTATAATACTGGGTCTGATTTGTCTTGGGGTAAACCTAGCAACATTATTAGTGGAAACAGTAATGTATCTATTACCGCTAACAGCAATGTAACAATAAGTGTGGGTGGAACTGCAAATATTGCAACCTTTTCAACAGCAAATATTACTCTTAGTGCTAATACAGATATTAAATTAAGCGGTACTGGCTCAGAAGTTTCGGGTGCCAATCTTATTAGTGGTAACTACTTAGTAGGTACATTAACAACAGCCGCACAACCTAATATCACAAGTGTTGGTACATTGGCTAATTTAACAGTTACAGGTAATGCAACTGTTGGTACACTGATAGTAACAGTAGCAACTGCACCAGCAAATAGCTTTGGTGCTGTCGGCGATAAAAAAGGTACTATAGCGTTTGACAATAATTACATGTATTACTGTAGACAAGACTATGTTGACAATTTAACAGACATTTGGTCTAGAGTTNCAATGAGTCAGACTNCTTTCTAATCACCCAAAAAAGATAAATATAATGTTCGCTCTTGAATGAGAGTTTACGCAGTAAGCCACTGCGTAGGCCTAGAACGCCCATAACTTAAAGGAAAAATAAAATGGCATCAAATCTAAACAAGAAGTATTTCGGTAATCGTAACATCGGCACGACAGGCACAACTGATGATAAAATTGGTGGCCAAGGTGTAGCCAGCGTAACGATCGGTGGAGTTTGGTCTGGTTTTACCCAAGCCACTTCAACAGTAACTTTCAGTGCCCCACAATTGCCAGGTGGCGTAACTGCTGCAGGTACAGTGACAATTACAACCGGCGCACCAGTATCAGTGACAATTACAGAAAAGGGCTCTGGATACACATCAGCTCCTACAGTAACTATTGCTGATAGCGATGTCGGCGCAGAAACATCTGGTACAGCAGTAGCAGTACTAACAACTGACACCGGTGCACCTGGTTCAAGTACCAATCAAGAAAACGCACTTACACCGTTTGCATACGTAACAGGTGGTACTCGTAAAGTTGCTGATATTATTCGTCAAGTTGGTGCACGCCGCTACAAGGTTAAAACAGCAGACGGTACTATGACTTGTTCATTAAAAACATCAGCCGCGTCAAATGCTGCCGGTGAAATGGACTTAACAGCTACTGATTCTTCTGGTAAAACTTATTATGTTAAGAAACTTACTGGACACAAAGCAACATTAGTACGTTATGGTTCTGCAGGACATGAATTTGCTACTGACACCGCAGTACAGTGGACACTAGCCGCACCAACATTGAACACAACAGTTCAAATTGCTAACGCTTAATATTTTTAAGCATCAACAAAAAAGCCGCACTACGCGGCTTTTTTTATTAGTTTCTTTAGTTTGTCTTGCACTACATCAAAGTTGACTGTGTTAAACAGTCCCGGATGTAATGGTTTGGGATAATGTTCACTGTCAGTCCAAGCATATCCACAATGTTCTTCATTCAATACTGGAATAAACTCTTTGTCTACTTTGCAAAAGAATGTATGATATGTAAATGTATTGTTTATGAATTTTTGTATTGGTACGAGTTTAGCATTGTCAGGAAAGAAACCTACTTCTTCTAAGCATTCTCTTTCAACACCTTTCAATAGTGTTTCTTTGCCTTCAATTTTTCCACCGGGTATACCCCAATTACCTGGATTTTTATTATCGTTTCTAAGTAGATAAAGAAATCTTTTTGTATCACTTGCGTAAAAAAAGATCCCTGCTGAGGTATTGTCTTTCATACTATGATTTATCATAGCATTAGATGACGATAGAAAAATCCCCCGCCTCATACCAACCCTCAAATGCTTTCACCCAAACACCATCAGTGAATCTATATTGTACACTGCTAGTTAGATTCTTAACATATTCAGTTGTAGTTGAATTTTTACTATCAAAATCAACTTGCCATTGTTGTGCGCTACTGTTATATTGAATAATATCATTTGCATAAGCAACTACATTACCCCAAATAGATGGTGAAACATTGTCTACATCACCTATATTTTCAATTAGTAAATATCGTTGACCATTAGCCACTGCGGGTAACCCATGTGATGGACCTTTTGATTGAGGATTGATAATGCTATTAACCGGAGTCAACGTATTTTCGGGTAGTGTATCAGTATCAATATTATATAATAAAATTCTATCATCTGTTGGATTCAAGTTAATGGTGCCTACAATATCAGTAGTCATGTGTTGATTTTGTAACCAAATCTGTGAGATGCCCGGCTTGATTGCACCGTACACGCTTAACAATGATGACCAATGTAACTCAGTATCAGGAGCTTCTGGTATATCCAACATTTCATTATTAGGTCTTAGTGGTTGATTAGCAGGCAATAGTTGGAGTGTATCACCGATTAATAATATCTTATATCCATAAGGTGTAATCTTTTGTCTTGTACCTAATAATAAGTCACTATCTTGCATGTCAGTGAGAGCATTTCCTTGATAGATACTTGCAATAACTTTTTGAATGACACCTAATTTTTTAATCTTAGCAGGACCACTTATCCAGATTGGCATATGAAATTTCCAACTCATAATGTCAATCGGGTTACCTGAACCTTGAGGAATTGTTCTACTGCTAAATGTTAATCCATCTTGATATACAACTGACAATGAAGTCCAATCAATAAAATTATCTGTGCTTTGAATTTCTAACGCAGGATTGAATAGTACACCTAATTGTTCAATCAATTCTAATTTTTGATTATAATTTGTTGTCCAAAAATCTACGTTCACACTTAACTTATATGGTACAGGCATCATTCTTTCAACAGTAAAGGCTTGCCCCTGTGTAGTTTCATATGATCCTGAATCTTGATTAAATGTTCGTTGTCTCATCGACACTTTATCAACAAACGTAGGATCTTGCGTTCTACCCTGATCGTAATCCAGTGCTACAACATTATATGTTATTAATGGTGCACTAGGTAAACTACTAGGACTGTTGTTTGCAATTTGTGTTTGCGCCATTCTACTAGCGTCACCGTATTGAATTGGGACACGAACAAGAATATCATTTCCTGCAGGATCTGTTCCTTTAGTAACTTGCCAATCACTAAAGATTCTTGCAAATTGTATTAAGAATCTGCGGATTTGATTATCAAAGAAAAACTGTGCCATCTATTACCTTAATCTGGTTGTATTTTTAGTATCTGTGAAAGTGCTTGACGTTCCGGCATTTCAGTACCATCACTCAGTGTAGTTGTGTTTGTATTGTTAATGAACCCGGACAACTGAGATTGATTATTAGCATCACTAAATCCAACACCTGTTCTAACATTCTCACTAATCTTAACCCATAGATTACCATCCCAACGGAATAATAACTGTGGTAAATAATCTGTTCTTAAAAAATAATCACCAGCCTTTGGTAGTGATGGAAACGTAATACCTGCACCAGTAGTAACACCATTAGGGGCATTGCCGTTGCCAACCATATAACCATCTGTATAACCAAAACTTCTTGGTGAACTTCTTGCAACAAAATGGAATCTTGGATCACTATCAGCACGATAATCCATGATATCAGGAATGATAGTACCAGTAAAACCATCCATTAATGGATCTTGATCAGCATTACTATATGTATTATCAGTAGTACCATAAGGGCCGTCAATTGCTCCCAATGCCTTTACTGATAATATTAAATCACCTTTAACTTTACCAGAACCTGTGTCAGTTTTCTGTGGTTTAGTTCTAGCTACTTTTAAATTCAGTTTGACAAACTCTGCTAATTTAGTATCATCTGAATCAGCAGTCATATCCCAAATACTTTTTAATGCACCTGCACCAATCCTAACCACAAAATAATTTTGACCACGTGCTACAATTTCTTCAATAGTGCCTTCTGGTCTTACGGGTGACCCCTTCAAATTAACAATACTTGCAGTACTTACTGGTTCATCGTTTGAATTAGTCGCAACTACATATAAATTAGTATTATCATATCCTGATTTAGGTAATAATCTTCTAGCTTCAGCTAAAGCCGCATCATTGATTGCTATGTTTGTGTTGTATCTACTTAAAATATCTTTTAGATTGTCAGCAGTATCCAATGTCCAAAATGGCGAGTTAATTATATAAGTTTTTGTTACATCATCATATATTGTACACGGAGTACCTATAGGAACAGTAGATGCGGCAACATAATTTTTATCACCGTATGTAACTACATAACCCGGTACATATGTTTTGGTTCTGTCCCATACACCAAGGTAGTTGTCTTTGTTTAGTGGCTGCTCTAGTATACTTGAAAACTCTTGACTATCAACAAGTGGCTCACATTTAATTCTCCATAGATGTGCATACCATGTACTACTGAATCCTTCACTTGCAAAGTTTCCATCTGTTACTTGATAGTATCTACGTAAACTTGTAGGTATCAATTCGTTTAATGGATGGTAGTCAGTCAAATGAGGTAATTCTAATACATCACCTACCATCAATTTACGACCAATTAAATCAATCATTTCATTATAATGTATTGTAATGAATATAGTATCATTGTTTAAGAACAATCCAAATTGACTTAGGTCAAAGTCTAGGTTCTGTACATTATAATGACCTCTGATTCTATAGATATCGGGCGCATAATTGCGGTCACGATTCTCTAAGAATAACAAGTCTTGGATTTGAGTAGGATCTAATATACTACGCTGTGGCTGAGTTAAATCTGCACTAGGACCTTGATCCTTGATACCTATATATTTGTGAACGTACAAATCCGTTCCACCTACAGTGAATTGCTCTTTGATAATTCTATCAAAGAATCGATAATCGTTGGATTTTTTCTCGCGGTATAAGGATAATCTTGGCATAGTGTATTTATCGCAATCCTAAAGCAAAAGTATTACCTCACAAAAGACTTGACAATAAATGAATGTTCGTATATAATATTAAATATTCGACACTCAGGAGTAATTCATGACAATACGCAAACCCAAAGCAACATCAGATCACTTTATCAAGGCACTGAATCCAAAAGATGCTGATCAAAAGTATATGGGTGATGAACCATTCTTCCCATTGCAACCTGACACTGACAGACGTAAAATTACACTAACTGTAAGTTTCACATGGTACAATCGGTTCTATGGTAAAAAGGATGCTAAAGAATTGCTATGTCAATATTTAGATAGTCATGACCGTACCGCTGAAGCGAAATATCTACGCAAAGTACATGAATCTGAATTCTTGATGACATTGTGCTGGCTCGCACGTATGAATTTGCGCGGTCTTGAACTGAACGAACATGAATCACTTACACTAGAAAATGAAATTTCCCGACTGTTGAAACTGGTTCACAAGCCTGAGGTCGTTACAAAAGAACCTAGCAATCGTCCTAACATTCAGGAATTGATGCGTGAGAAAGCCGGTGAGGCAGCAGGTGAACTTGAAGGACTACTTGACGAGTACATCACTACAGGTAAGACTACACAAAAGACAGTTGATATTGTTGCTAAATTCAATGTCATGCCACAGCATATCCCTATCATTGTTGAGATTTGGAAACGTAAAGCAGAAGAATTTAATGAACTAGTTGAGGGTACAGATAAAGACCTGAACGAGGCTTATGCTTTTTTAGGTAAAGTACAAGTGCGTAATCTTGTCAAATTTGTAGATAACGTTCTAGGTGACTTGAACAGCTATATCTCAATTAAGAAAGCAAGCAAAGCACCTCGCAAACGCAAAGCAGTCCCTGTTGAGAAGATTGTTGCTAAACTCAAGTACTTGAAAGAATTCAAGGATCCAGTCAACAAACTTGAACTGATTAGTGTGCATCCTACTAAGTTNCACGGTGCAAGCGAGGCNTGGGTCTATGATACTGCAAAACGTAAAGTGCATCATTACATTGCTGACGATTACAGTAAGACTTTTACAGTTAAGGGTAATACGATCCTAGGCTTTGATAGCAATACAAGTGAAGTCAAAACATTGCGTAAGCCGGGTGAGCAGATTAAAGAAATAATGGGTAGCAAGCCGGCTGCACGTAAATACTTTAAAGAGATTAAAGCAGTAGCAACTGCGCCTAATGGTAGGTTCAATGAGAACATGCTAATACTGAAAGCGTTCTAATGGATAATAGTAAAATAAAAGACAGGATGACAGAACTAATGGCTCCGGTCGAACAGCAATTACTAATGTGTGATGACAAAGAAGACCAGCTTATGATGGCTTGTGCGATGTTACAACGAGTAAGTGAAGTCTTTGTTTACCATTTAGGTGAACAAGGAGCAAAACAAATGTTTAAGGATTTGATAAAATGAATGTAGATTTAAACAAATATAGTGATTTTGTGCAGGCTGTTACAAGCCAACCAAGTAGTGACTTGACAACTTTCATGGACACCCTTGACCGATTAGATGCAAACTATGAACTAGATGCCGATGCCGGTATAATGAAATATGGGCCTGACATCAACGTTCCGTTGTTACTGACCGCATGTCTAGGACTAGCCGCAGAGTCAGGCGAGTTTATTGAAATACCAAAGAAGATTTTCTTTCAAGGTAAAGCACTAAATGAGGATAACGTATTTCACATGAAACGAGAACTTGGTGATATCATGTGGTACTGGATCAATGCTTGCAGGGCACTTCGTCTAGATCCTAATGATGTGATTGCTGAGAACGTAGAGAAACTAAAAGCACGATATCCCGGTGGCGAGTTTAACGTGTTCAATAGTGAGAATCGTCAACACAACGATATCTAAGTAGATTATTTAGGTAATCTACCTTTTCTTTTTATCTCTTCCGGTGTGCGTTTACGAACTATAAATTCAATCGCACACTCACTTATACTATGATAGGTTTGATCTACTCTACCAATATCATATATAAATGTACCATTTATTAATTCAACCTTAAGAACCTCAACCTCACTATTGTATTGATATAAGAATTCAAATACGTTAGTGCTGACCGGGCTCCAGCTTTCTTCTTTATTAATTGTCCAACTTGTTTTATGATCGGGGTTATGGTTACTAGGCCACACGCCCTGTTCATACAAATCCTCATCAGGAATAGTTACAATAATATGTCCGCCCGGCTTACAAATTCTAAGCCAATTATCAAATGCTTGGAACGGGTCCCTCATGTGTTCCAAACAATGACTGCTATGTACAAAATCAAATGTATCATCAGCTACACCTTCCATAAGTTGAGCATCTCCGTCAGGCATATCCCACGCTTTTAAACCTGTCATTAGTGGAAATTGTTGAATGTATCTTCCAATTTGGTCGTTACCCGCCCCAATATCAATTCCATAACCTCTAAAATATGTACTAGCAAACCTAGCATCTTGTAAACGGCGAATTAATGCCTTGCTTGACTCATTCATTGTATTCCTTAAGTAAAATTATATTTATTTTACACTCACTTATCTAAAATAAAAGTTGAGTTTAGTTCATTGTACTATGGTTTCCAGATAAATATATTATCTGGAGAACACAATGGCAATTCTGCAATCAACTAGTTTAGACGCATTAAAAGAAGATTTATTTAGAAACTTACGCTTACGTATGGGCGAAGGCATTGTTGACGTTGAATTAGATCCTGAACATTATGAAGCCGCNTATAAGTATGCGGTTCAAGTATATCGTCAACGAGCACAAAATGCAACAGAAGAAGCATATACTTTATTGACATTACAAGAGCATCAGGAAATTTATACTCTTCCCAAAGAATTTATTAATGTAAGACAAGTATTCCGTCGTACTGTTGGAATGGAGACAGGCCCAGGATCAACTAGTTTTGATCCATTTAGTAGTGCTATTCTTAACACGTATTTACTGAACTATAGTTCGGCTGGTGGGTTAGCAACATATGATTTTTATGCAGGATATGTTGAATTAGTTGCACGTATGTTTGGTGGATATGTAATCTACACCTTCAACAATGTTACAAAAGAAATTCGCTTAGTGAGAAATATCAAAGGTAGCGGCGAACAGATACTAATTTGGGCTGATATTCAAAAGCCTGAATCAACATTACTTCAAGATCCGGGAAGTGGTGTTTGGATTGGTGACTGGACCTTTGCTCAATGTATGAGTATCTTGGGTGAAGCCCGTGAAAAGTTTGCAAGCATTGCTGGCCCGGGTGGCGGCACTACCCTTAACGGATCCGCATTAAAATCCGAAGCTAAAGAAATGCAAGCCACATTATTAGAAGATTTAAAGCGTTATGTGGATTATAGTCAGCCACTAACTTGGGTACAAGGTTAATAACATTATATGAGAGCAACTGAGTTTATTACGGAACTATTTCGCCCCGGTAATCAAAACTGGAAGTGGAATCGACAATCCCAGGAAGAGGCAGTTGCAAATTTTACTGTGGGCGAAAGAAAGTATGTATGGTCAGCCTACAGTCATCACCAAGATGATAAGCCAGAAACATGGGAAATACAATTTCGTTTAATTAGAGAGGCGTTAGATCCTGAAAAATTATCACTATATGGCACAACAGGTACAGGCAACTCAGCAGAAGTAATGTCAATTGTAGTAGATATAATGCGTGAATTCTTACAAGACTACGGTGATAATGTACAACAAATTATATTTGATGCAAAAGAAAACAGTCGCATAGGATTATACACAAGAATGGTAAACCGTTTAATACCCAATTGGAAATTAGAACAAGACTATAATCCAGAATTAGGGTTAAGATTTATATTATCTAATTCAAAACAAAATTAACCTAAATGCTAGCATATGTCATCTGTTAGTAATATAATTACTACTTCAGGAGAACGCATGATTATAGGTGTAACGGGATTAATCGGAAGCGGCAAAGATACTATAGCCGACTATCTAGTAACTAATCACAAATTTAAACGAATAAGTTTTGCATCCAGTCTTAAAGATGCTATAGCAAATGTTTTTGGCTGGGAACGAGAAATGTTAGAAGGTACAACTAAATCTAGCCGCAAATGGCGTGAACAAGTTGACTCTTGGTGGAGTCAACGATTAAACATCCCTGAACTAACACCACGCTGGGTTCTACAACAATGGGGTACTGAAGTTTGTCGTGCTAACTTCCATGACGATATATGGGTAGCAAGTGTAGAGAACAAACTACGACAAACAAAAGATGATATCGTCATTACTGATTGTAGATTCCGTAATGAAGTTGATGCTATCAAAAATGCAAATGGTATTACTTTAAGATCAAATCGAGGTCCTGAACCTGAATGGTACGATGCAGCCAAAGCATTTAATAGGGGACCTGACGGGAATAGTCTTTGGGCTTTGAGCAAAGCTAAGTTAGACAAAGCTAAGATTCATGCCAGTGAATACTCTAGTGTGGGATTAGAATACGACCATTATATTGACAATAACGGATCTATTGATGATTTACATGCTACACTTAGTCAACTTCTAAATCGCCCCGACGCCAGTTAACTTCTTTTCTTTTTACCACTTCAACACAGTTTAAACAGATTGTACGTAGGTTAGTAAACTCAGTGTGTTCTAGTTTACCATCTATATGAAACACAGTAGTCTGACTAGGATATGAACTCTTAAAGCCACATAAATCACATGTGGCTTTTTTCTTGTACCCTGACTTTTTCCAACTAGGTTCTCTTGGTTTAAGTTTATTTTTCTTACGACCACATTCATCACACATACTACGATAGTGTGTTATGCCATCACGTTTATAATTTACAGCAGTATTATTCTTACCGCATGTGTTGCATATTGGTCTCATACTATATTTATCATTGTAACCTTCGAAGGTACGCTAATTGGCATTTTTTTACCATTTACACTAAATATTAGTACGTTAGGGCGTTAACCCTCATAATCATAACATAAAGGAAAATAACATG